CGTTTCCCCTTCTAAGTGAGTAAGTCCACTTACAGAGGTTGTAGCGGTTGATACTGTTCCTGTGATACCTGAATCTACATTTATGTCTGGATCTAGATATTCACCATGCCTTATTACTCACCTATTCCCAGTTCTTTTAACTGCTACCCATAATTGATCCTGAGTTGTATTAGTGATTACTGCAACACTCTCAACTTCAACGCTAGTACCACCAATCTCATGTTCTGCCCAAGCAATTACTTCTTCAGGTCTTTCATAAGTCAGACTTAACATCTTGCCATCAGCAGTACACGCCCAAATAACTGAATCTGGCTCTTGTTGATAGTCCATGTCTTTAAGGTAGCCTGCTGTTATATGCTCTGATAACAAAGTCATATCTGGAGCAATATAAGCATCACTCTGAAATTGATAAGAGAACTCTCTAATCTTTCTTCTGGCTCTCTGTGCAAATAGAATAGCATTACCAATCTGGATAGGAGGAATAGTCCAACTACCATAAGTAGTCTGCTGTGTAACCATAACATTAGATGGTGTTAAAGGCTCTCCCTGTGGGCGGCCTACTTTAAATTAACCACCTGCTGTTCCAACAATAAGATCTCTACTTGGTTGTAACCATCTGATTACATTGACTTTATTAGTAGCAATAGCATATTCCATAGATTCATCTGCCAAGCCTGTACCTTGATCGAAGTTCTCATAGTCTGCTGTTTGAGAACCCCAGATAGTTTGTGGATAAGTAGAAGTACCAGCAAAGAATAATCTCTGCTCATAGAATGATACTGCTCTTGGATAACCGTTACCACTTGTCCAAGGTGTAGAACTAGCCCATGTGAATGTAGGTGTTGTTAATGTCCAAGATGTGTGACCTGTACGAGATAGTTTTCTTAGTGCGTGATTACTGTGACAGACATACATAATATCTGCTGATTGAGCGAAGTTTAGTTCTGTTAGTTCAGCCTCAAGATATGGTGTCGATATTTCATAAGCAGAACCAACAGATTGAATCTGACCGTTATCCTTATAGAAACGAATGTAAGTATCACCAAACTCTAGTACATAGGATTGAGTTACATTGAACTCGAAAGGAATTAGTCGTACTTCCTTAGAAGATGTTTTTACTTCTGAAACGAAATACATACCACCTCTACGAGTAGCTCCTCCATGAGGATATACAATCATATTGGTTAGTTCACTACAACCGTTAAAATATTTCTTAAAGTCTATTTGCCCTTCAAGACGAGGACTTAACTCCCCAGCTGTGAAGTTAGACTGAAATGGATGTACTCTAGCCATTTAACCCCTAAATGATGTAAATTCGTCTGAAACTAATCCGTCTATAAATCCTTCTGAACCATCAATACTTCTTGCCTCTTTAACCTTAGATTCATATATTTCCCACATCTGCTTAGTTAATGAATTACTACCCGTAATAGAATATGCTAATTCTGCTGTTAAGCGAGCAGTTAGTAACTCTGTGAACATTGGGTCAAACTTTGCAGTATCGGTAATTTGTGCAATATAAAGAATCTTTGCAGCACCTTCGTTTGATAATAATTTTCTACCTTCAATCTTAAAGTTGTAGTCATCGTATTCCATCTTGAGAACACGAAGACAATAAGGGCTTGTTGGTAAAGTAAACTCGTAAGCGTAATCAAATACAGGTGTTGATACGAGTTTAGATAGTGCTTGTCTTTCTATTGCGAAATTCCAAGGATGTGATCTTAATACAGCATCTCTTGTAGGTTCGTAAAATGCGTTACAGAGTCTTGCTCTTTCTGTATCGTCAGTTAGGGAAGTGATTGGATCGTCACCAAGTTTGCGTAGTGCATTTGAACAAATGGAAACCGCTGTTGCCATATCTCTTCTCCTGAATGTGGTGGAGATGACTAATTAAAGCCACCCCCCTTTTTTTTTACAACTTTAGTCTACTACATAAACTAAGTAGCCAGATGCAGTATCGCCAGAAACGATAGCAGTATCGGTACTTGTTAATCTAATAGATACACCACCTTGCGAAATGAATACTTTAGTATCTGCTGTTAATGCAGACCCTACAGCTATTGCACCAGCAGTATCAACAGAAACACCGTTGTCAATACCATCAGCATCAGCAGCTACAGCAGCACCGTCTAGGTCTGTGTAAGCATCCCAACCGACATCCATAGTAGCACTGGTAGTAGTCCAGTTATGCTCAACGCGACTTAACGCACCTAACAAACGAACCGTTCCAGCAGGTAAACGAGCAACTTCCGCAGAAGATGTCGCATCACCAGCACCTGATTGTGTGTGATCGAAAGCAGCAATTCGCAAACGACCATGAACATCAGATGTTTCTTCCCTTACAGAAGGACTTGCATCAAAGTTAGTTACTTGCGTACTTTTTTGAGTAGTTACAGCCATAATTATTCTCCTATATTATTCTACACACGCAATCTCTACTACTTTCTCATCTTCAACACGAGTAGCACCGATTGTCATTGATAAAAATACTTGCGTAGCATAGTTCTTGTCATCTCTCTCGGTAATACGAGTTTGAATGTCTGCACCTAATGCTAAACCAATACCTGACTTACAATAAACAGTAACCTGACGATTACTATTCGAGTCATTTCCTAAACGCTCTGAACGGATAAACTTAAATCCTAAGAAAGTATCTAATTGACCTTGTGCCAACGCTTTAACAGTGTTGTAGTCAGAAGATTTAACTTCAGTAGTATTTAACAAATCAGTTACTTGCTTCGCAGAAAGAATACAGAAGCGTTCTTCATCTGCATCTACATCAGAACCATCAATGATTTCTTTTGCCTCTAACAGTTTTGCCACTGTTAAACCTAAAGAAGCATGAACAATTTTCTGAGATGAAGGAAGTGCGATAGTAGTACCACCAGCAACACCACCATAGGCATTACCCACTGCAGCTTCAATAATTGCAGTATCCATAGCGCGACCCATTGCATTAGCACCAGCCATTGCATACTCGCTCTGTGGAGTGATTAACATACGAACTTTATCTTCCTGATCGATTAAATCAGCCCAGTCGTAGTCATCCATTGAAACTCTGCGTCTTGAGTGCGGAGTGTCCATACGCGGAGTATCTGCGTGGCGTGAAGTACGCTTTTCAGCTGAAACTGCACCAATTCTTTCGAAAAAGTGATTCTTACCTGTTACTGATTCAAAACGAACCGAGTCGCGTAATCGTGAACCTTTCTGTTGTGCAAGGTGCAACACATTACTTTTATACTGCTCGACAAAAGCAGTTGTAATTTGAGTAGACATAATGTCCTCCTTCTATTATTATTTTATATATCCAGTGGGCATTATCCTTTCGGGTGTCCTGTCTATTACGCTGACTATGCGAGTTTAAGAACCACCTTTAACCTACTGTTATCCGTGAGGGCAGTGTCTGGTTGCAAGCGCATTTTACCTCGCTTGTGGATTATCTTACCACTAATTATATGCTTTATCAAATAATTGTCGCATTTCTTCTTGAGCGTCTTGATGCTTAGGACTTGTAGCATCCCAATAAGCATTAGATTTATCTCCGTTGATTTGCTCGATTTTCATCTTAGCATCTAGTGGACTCATCACTAAGGAGTTGTTAGCAGTTCCCTGTGCAGAGTCTTCTGTGATGTCTTTACCTGCATTTGCAAGTAATCTAATTAGATCTGGATCATTACCATATCTAGGGTCTGCCAACTTCTGCTGAAGTTCAGGTGTTCCGTAGACACGTAATGCTCTTTGTGCAGCAGAAAGGCTCTTATTGTAATTAGCACCAAACTCTTTCTTTAGCACTTCTTCTGTTTGGACACCCATAGAATCCCCAGCAGTTTGCTCTTGATTCATTTGATAATCTACTGAGCCTTTTTGCCATTCAACTAAGCCTTGCATTTGTTTAGGTGATAATCCTAAATCATGTCCTGTTTGTTTGAATGAGTTCATCATTTCCTCTGGATAGTATTGTTCATATCCTGTTGGAACTTCAACTTCATAGCCTTCTGGTTTCTCAGGTCTACCAAGTTTAGTATATAACTCGCTCATTTCTTCATCATTCTTCGGGATAGGTATTCTACTGCCCATCATTTTCTGCTGATGAATAAGTGTTTTAGCTGCTGATTCGGTATCATTGATACTTGCAAGCGTTGGATCTGCTCGTAATTCTTCTGATAACCCTTCACGCCAATCTTGGTTATCACTCTCAACAGGTGCTAATACAGCATTATCCGTTGTTTCTGTGGCCATTTCTTCACTCATAATTTTATTCCTCTTTTGTATTACACATATTTAAAATACTAAGATAGACAGCTCTTTCGCCTTCTCTCCTCGCGGTTTCATACGAGTCACCGTTCACATAGGATTC